CGGTGAAGGTTGTTGATGAGGATAATGTTCGCATTACGTTTGCTCACACAGGCGAGTTGGGCGAGGGCGATGGGTACGTTTTGTCTATTATTGGGATAACGTAGGATGATGATGAATGGAACTGGAGCAGCTATTAGAACAGGGCATATCGGTAGTGGCATTGTTGGGAGTGTCCTACTATGTGGTGCGCTTGACGAATTTTCTGTTTACGAATTTAACGGGATCATTGGATGAACATAAGGACATCACCATCAAACTCATCGACGGGCTTAATGCATTGCGGGTTGAACTTAATCAACTCAAGATCGAACTGGCTGAACTTAAAGAACAGCATAGGAATTACCATGATCTGTTTATTATTTCTGACAGGCACATTGACAATCGGTTGTCAAAACGTAAGGACGATTGACGCTGGATTTGGAGGTTTGGACATTGAGTATTATGAGCCTCCTCCAATAACAATTTATACGAATATAATACGAACGAATTTTATCAGCCAACCTCGGTTGATGCAAAGGAACAAATAACATGGCAAATATACGATATGACGTAACCCGATGGGACGTTTCAGTAGTACACGACAGCCATCCGACTCAATCGGGGTGTGTCGATTCGGTGATTCTCGGCATAACTGCCACGGATCAGGAGAGCGGGAAATCCGCATACAAAGACGAACGCATAAGTGTTCCATGCCAATCGCTTGAAGAGTTTGAGGCTGCCGCCGAGGCATTCGTAGAAGGGGTGATCGGGTCTGGTGGGTGGTACTTGGAATTACAAACAAGAATTGCAGCACAGATGACAGCACCGGTAGCCGCACCGAGCAGGGAGATGCCCGACTTTGCCAGCATGAGTATAGGTGACGGCTACAGCGAGTTGCCTAGCGAAGAGGAGGCTGAAGCTCCCGCTGAAGAGGTAGAGGAGGCAGAAGAGGTAGAGGCAGAGGAAGCTGTAGCTGAAGAAGCCGCAGAGGAAGCCGCAGAAGAGACTGAAGAGGAGGAGGCTGAAGAGGAGGAGGCTGAAGAGGAGGAGGCTGAAGAGTCCGGTGAATAGGCGACCAGTAGACATAGCCAAGGAGGACTGTTATGACGAGATATCTCCTCGATCATTCGAGGAGGATTTCTCGTTCTACTTGCGGCATGGTTATGTCTATTCCGGCGATGACATCTTTGTGATGGCTAGGCCGGTTTCATCGAGGGACATCGGCTTTGCTCTCGACTACAAGTTTACATTCAAGCCTGACACTTGGGACACTTGGTTTGTTTACTTGGGCTGCGGTGCTGCGGTCACAAGGTTTTTCAATATAGCACCACTCCCCCTGCCTTATGTGTCATGGCACAGGGGCGATAATCCTGAACCCAAGATTTGGTCTTGGGGGAAATTTTACAAAAAGGCACTAGCAATGGAGAAACAGAATTATGGGCAGCACTAAAATTAAAAACGAGAGTCGGGACTATGCAAAGGAGTACCGAAAGAACTTGGAAACGCAACTGGAGTATGCGGACAAAGTCTTCGCATCGGAGGCAGAGTACCAGCCTATGTATGCCGGTCTACAAGCCAGCATCATGGAAGAGATGGGTCCACGGTTGATGGAGTTGTACGAGAACCAGATCAACCCTGCTATGAGCAGGATGGATTTGGAGGCAACACGGTCCAAGCGATTAGCCGATGTGGAGGCATTGGAACAATTTGGAGGTCGTGCCACGGCAGCAATCGAGGCAGCGGACCCACAGACTGCCGCCTTACGCCGAGAATTGAATTCTCAGGCACTTTCCGAGTTGGAACTAGGTGGACAGCTTACCGGTGCCCAAAAACGCAACCTGCGGCAATCTGTGGCTCAAGGGCAGTCTCAACGAGGCTTCGGGCGAGGTGTGAGTGACCAAGCCATGTCCAGCTTGGCTGAGTTGGACCTGATGGAACAACGCAGGAGGTCGAGGCAACAATTTGCCCAAGGTCAGATGGGGATGAGTGCCGCACTCGGTGCTGATCCTGCGATGGCTATCTTGGGGAGGCAGTCACGGGCATTCAACCCGATGGCAGTTGGGGCGCAGGCACAGGGGTTAGGACCGGGAAATGTGTTCAATCCAGAGAGTGCTTATGCGGGGCAATTGCACGGTCAAAACTCGTCGCAAGCGTTTGCCGCAAGCAAGGCACGGGCGCAGGCCAAGTCATCGATGATTGGTGGAATTGTGGGTGGACTTGGAAAGCTAGGTGGTGCCGCAATAGGTGCCGGTGGTTGGGGTGGTTTATTTGGTGGTGGAACAAACGGTTAAGGAGGAAATATGGCATACGATATTGGACAAGGAATTTCTGAAGCGTTGGGGTCGTTAGGCGAAGGATTGATCACCCGCAAGGAGAGGCAGGAGGAACGGCAAAAGCTGATAGGTCAGCATGAGGCTATTGAGGATGACTTGCATAGCGAGTTTCAGTCCCTCTTGGACAAGGGTGCCGGTGAGAATGTGGTAAAGGCGGCACAGACCGAGTACGAGAAGTGGTCCAAGCGAGGTGACGAGTTGGGAGACGAGTCCACCAAGAAGATCGAGGGAATCATTTCGGAGTATGACAAGGGTGAGGTCCGTAAAAGTAAACGCCTGCAAAACCGGATGGCAGAGTTGCAGATTGATTTTGCCAACGAGACAAACGACTACCGGAAAGGCAAATTTGAGCAGGACCTGCTGAGCGCAAAACTCGCAAACGAAGCTATTGTACAAAAGCAGAAGGAGCGCAAGTCCCTGACTGAGTTCATTGGTGGTTACGCAGGCGAGACATCGAAGCAGGTCCCTGACACCGAGCCTTACTGGACCGACCCCATGCAGTTGGACCAACCGCAGGTTGGCACACCTGAGTTTTATTACCGGCGAGATGAGTCAGGAAGAGTTGCACCTGCACCTGAGAGGGTGAAGAAACTGGATGCGGCTGGGCAGGATTTGCACGGAAGTGTTTACGATCCAGCTTCGGGCTTTGGTGTGCCGAAAGATTCACCACGGGGCATGGAGTTGCTTGGACTTGATCAGTCAGATGGTGCCGCCAATCCATATGCGGGAACAGGTGGAGGACCTGCTAACCCTTATGCTGGCATTTCAGGCAGGAATGCATTCGGGTTGCAACCTGATCCATACGATGGATACCTGCCTCCTGTTCAGGCTCCAGAAGAACTTGGTCCGCAGCCTGAGAGTTATTACATCAAGGGAAGTCGTGACATCATGCGTGATCCAACCGCTTCGGAGCAAGAGGCTGCGGCAGCACAATACTTGTCACGAAGCGCAGAGGGACTCGGTCCTGAAGGGTATATAAAGGCAGCGGCGCACAAACAGAGTTTCCACCCAAGGGCAGTTAAGGGCGCAAGGATTCAGTTGGACGGGGAAGACACCGGCAAGTATATAGCAGGAGGTCAGGTCCTAACCGAAAGACTTCAGTCTGCAATGGGACTTTCCGGTCCAATGAAAGGGATGTTCTTAAAAGGAACCACCCGAAGCATAGACCCCGAAACAGGTCAGGTTAAAACAACGGCAAACTATGGGGTTGGGCAGGACCCAAGATCGGTTCCCGAAGCCGAGGAGTTTGCGAAGGAGCATTCCGACCTGAAGTTCAAAAGAAGTTTGGCTACAAGTGACCAAGAGGCAAAAGACTTCAGGTTGATTTCCGCTGACGCAGAACATGGTGTCCAGTTGATACAAGAGGCACTTGATGAGGATGCAGAATTAAATGCCATCACAAGGAGAATGCCTACAGCATGGTACGACCAGAAACGTGCCAAGATTAAAGCCAAGCTAAATTTGCTGCGAGGCAAGTTGAGGCTTGCGGTTATCGGTCCCGGTGCCGTGTCGGAATACGAGCAGAAAATACTGCTTGAGGTGATAGGCGATCCGACCAAGTTCTTCCAGTTCGATGCAAACAGTCGAGCAAGGTTGACCGAGCTTCAGAAGATAATGACCCAAGGAGTCAAGGTCCGAGGCGAACACCTTGGCCTTTGGGATTATGACCACAAACTCCAGAAAGGTGACAAGTTAGCTTCTAACAAGTTGTCCTTCACCGCAGAGGACCAAGCGAACTATGACCGCAAGGTTAAATCCGGTGAAGGGCTTGGCAGCGCAGACCTTCCACCGACCCTGAAGTTCAACAGTATTCAGGACACATTGAAATCAGGACACCCCGCAGGGACCAAGGTCTATATTAGGGATATTGCGGGTGGAGGTTACAGACCATATACAATTCCAGAAACAAGTGCAGGGGCAGGTAGTTATTAATTGCTATGGCATCACAAGAATTGATTCCGTTTTCCGATGAAGAAAACAGAGAGTTAGGGTTGGGTCCTTATGCGGCTACTGCGACACCCGAAGGTGGAGCAATTGCCGCAGGCGGCATCATCCCCTTCACCGGAACGGAGTTGGTGGAGGCAGTTGAAGGCGACCCAAGCCGACAGTTGGGCTACGAGGAGTTTGAGCGGTATCGTCGTGCGAAGTCGGTTGAACCGGAAAAGACCTTTGACGAGAAACTTGGCATCGTTGGCCAAGGGCTGGAGATGGTTGGGGAAGAGTTCTTTGGTGGAATATGGAGTGCAGTTAGTCAGGGACTTTATTTAACTGACCCCTTAAAAGGAATTAAGACATTGGTGTCTGGTTCTGCCCGTGGCGGGACCGACATGTTTCATATCATTGGAGACATCTTCACCAAAGACTTCCACGCTGCCGACACCTACGAGAAATACTTGGAAGACACCGGCAGCGAGGACGACCAAGATTCACGGCAGGACTACATCCGACAACTGTCCAAGGATAAGATGCGGTTCAACCTCAAACGTGCTTATGAGGTTGAGCGAGAGAAGTGGAGAACCGGCGAAACAAAAACCACCCTACCGTTAATAGGTGAGATCGAGGGAGAAGATGTAGCCGGTGCCGAGGCGTTTGGTTATGTCGGAGACTTCACAATGGCAATCCCTGCTGCCGGTGCCTTCACCAAGTTGCCATCTCTTGGGGCAAAAGTGGCAGGCAAAGTGGGAGGGGTTGCAGGAAAGGCAGTCGGTGGAACCGGAAGGGGGGTCACAAAGGTCACCGATGCCATCGGAGAGAAGGTCGGCAAGGTAATCCCTGAAGCAAGCCAGACGACAGCAAGGGTGTTAGGTATCGCAGGCTCAACCGTATCAGGACAACCGGCGATAGGTCTTGCACTAGCGGCACCAACTATAGGCAGGTCTTTGGATGTTGCTGGCAGGTTGGGCGAGAAGGTTGGCGAGTCCCTTGGCAAGCGGCCTTCACAGTTCGGAGTCCTTGAGAGAGTTGCAATGGATTCCACGGTTGACCCCAACCTGAGAAAACTAGCACGAATCCTTCACATGGGTGGTGCTGGAGACAAGTTACTTTCAGGCACCGGCACGTTGGCACTCGGTGTTGGCACCGGCATGGTGGTTGGCGGCGGGTTAGGTTATCTGGCACAGGGAGAGGAAGGCATGTTGCAGGGAATAGGTGCTGGAATTGGAATTGGTGGACCTGCCGCACTTGGTGGTGCCGGTCTGTCAAAGCTAACCGGTCACGCAAGAAGGTCAGCGGAGGATGCCGATGTGATGCGGTTCCTTGAGGCTCAGGCCAAGAAGGGTGTTGACCCGAAGCAAGCGTTTGCAAAGTTGGGGCGGGATGCCTTGCTGAAGACCGCAACGTTGGAGAGAATTTTTCAAGGGGATGTTGCAATCAACCTGTTAACCAATGCCCAATACAACAAGGCACACAAGGCAGGTGCTGCGGCATGGTCACCGGAGAGGAAGTCCATTGACATCAACATCGAGGCATCCGATGTCAAGGGGCGCAGGCAAAACATCCTCCATGAGTTTGGTCATGCATTATGGGATAGCCCCGTGGTGAACAAGTCCGAGATGACGGCAGAACTTGTCGGGGTCTACGGGCAGACTCGCATCGATGCAATGGCTACGAATTACGTTGAGAGGTTGGCAGAGAACAGGGTGAGGCGAAGGTTTAAGAACCCCTTCTCCAAGGCTGCGGACGATGCGGTCCAAAGGTGGAAGGAAGGCAAGCCAACCAAAGGAGTTGACGACTTCGATGTTGCGGTGAACGCAGAACGTGCCGACCTAACCAAGCAGTTTGGTTTGGATTGGGTACATTCCGAAATCTTTGCGGAGGACTTTGTCGGGTCAACACTCGACAGGAACCTGAACAAACTTCGCAAGGGCAAGACCGGTGAAGATTTATTCCACCTGCGTGGTGCCATGCTGAGAACCAAGGCAGCGATCCAACGGAAGATGGGGGGAAAGCTGGACCCATTAGGCAGGGTGGATGGTGCCTATGCTTCCCGAATCTTCGGGGATATGACCGGCGACAAAAAATTCAAAAAGACTCTCCGCAACTATATCCGTGACAGGGGCAGGCACTTTGATGAGATGAGTCGAAGGGCAAAGAACCCTGACGGTGGAGGTACCAAGCAGGACATCCTGAACATGGGTGACCGTGCAGGGTTTTGGAGGGACAAGGGTGACGGTACGTTTGAGAATGACTTTGCCACAAAGAATGCCAAGGGAGAGGTAACCGTCAAGGGGCACGATGAGATTGCCAAGACATTGCACGACCGTGCCGAGGGAACACGGAGGCTGCGTGAAGGGTTGGTTGCCAAGGGTCTTATAGGAAGGGACGACAAGACCACGCTAGGTGCCCGTGAGGGTGCTGACGGCAGCATCGAGGTGACCGGTAAGGCTATCCCCGACGAGGTGATAGAAGCATCCAATCTTCCACCGCAAATGAAGGAGCATTTAAAGTTGCTGAACGAGTTGGTGGGCAACGGAACGACTGCGATGGTTTGGTACAACGGGATCAGCACAACCAAGTCGAAGAAGATAAAGATGAACGAGGTGGTGAAGACCACCAAGGACGGCACCCCTGACCTGCGTGGAACGACAAGGATGTGGAGGAGAAACCTTCGCAAGTTCATGGGAAACATTGCTGCGTCCCGAAGAGACATCAAACCGTTTGAATATAGGATCACCAAGGAGGGCAACATCACCGTGCAGTCCTTGGATGTGGATGCGATTCACGACAAGGTATCCCGTTGGCAGAGAGACACGGATGCCAACGGCAGACCCAAGCTGGAACTGTGGGGCAATGACGTTAAGAGGTTTTACGAGGACCTGAAAATTTACATGGACAACCACCGCAAAGGATTGGGTGGTGCCGAGGGTATAGGTGAAGCCAAGCGCAATGCGTTCAGGGCATTCCTGATGAGGGACATGACCGGATCGGGTGGTGTCAGTCCGATGCATGACATCTTGAACAACCGACCGGTGGACCGCACATCGATTGTGAAGTCATTCAGGCTGGATCGGATTGGTAGTGTGGAAAGCACCATGAGGGAGGACTTCCACTTTGATTACCACAAGGTGAAGGAGAACCTGATGCCCGATGGCACTCCGAAGGTGAAGGAGCATGGTGAGGTCATCGAGTTCAACGAGGCAATGGCTGAGAGGTTCATGCCCGTTGCCCCCGAAGGGGCACGGTACATGGACTTTCGTGATATGCAGCAGGAAAAAATGGTTGCCTTGTCTATAGATCGATTGGGGCACGGAGTAAGGGAGTTAATGAGTGGTGCATCAAGTGAGATTGCAGCACAGGGTGGTCGTGCGTTCATGTGGCTGGAAGGCAAGTGGGCATCGTATGACCCAACACCTTTCAAGACTTTATTTAAACACCTTCGGGATGTGGGCACCGAGTATGTTGCCTTGTCGATGTTAGGCGAACTGAACCACAACAACACACGATACGGTTTGCGGCTGTTTGGAGAGAGTGTGAGGGATGCTGTTGCCCGTGGAGACATTACCAAGAAGCATGGGGATGCTTACATCAAAGGCTTGATGGAAAACACTCGCCAAATAGCCGGTATGCAGAAGAAGGCATTGCAGACTGAACGAGATGCCCTGCGAGAGATACGAAGTGTTCAGCAGTTTATTGATGCGGTTGACTCAGGCAAATTAACGCACAGGGCAGGCGAAGCAATTTCTGGCCAAAGGGGAACCAAGGGCACCAAGTTTAATTTCAATAAGGCTCAGGCAGAAGAACTTGGCTTTGGCCCAAGCGCAACCGCAAGAATGGGAGTTGATAAAGGGTTGTGGGATGAGAAGAAGTTTCCAATCGGGACTGTGGTTGCGGTGATGAAGGTTAAAGCCGACACTCCCATCATTCACGAACCCAATTTACATTATCACTATGGGCACACCATTAAGGTTGAGCCGGTAGCATACGCTAAAGAATTTTACCCCTTGAGTAGTTTGTCCAGCGGCATAAGCAGGGCAGTTAACCCAAAGACAGGTGAACTAACCGGCGGCAATGTGTTTGGAAAGGACGGGTCGGTGGGTCCGCAGCCCTTGCAGACAATCGTCCCTGAATTGGACTTACTTACCGCTGGCAAGATGGGTCCACCCATAGACCATCCTGTCAACTACATGCCTGAGACAATTAAAGGCAGCACCGACCCTGTGATGGGGCAGGCACGGAGGGACAACGTCACCGGCAGGGATTGGGATGCGGTTGTGGACAGGAGGAGTCCGGTCAGCCTGTCACCTATCCCGACCAAGCGTGGACTAGTTCCAGACCAAGGCTTGTCCCGTGAGGAGGCGAGGGAGGCAGCGAAAAATTTCAAAAAAGGCGACAAGCCTCTCAAGGCTTCGTTGCAAATGTTGAGCAAGGCTCAACGGGAGTTGATAGGTGCCGCCCGACAATTACCGGCAGGCGAACGGGTTGGGTTGCGGCAGGACATACCCTTCCTGACTCGGACCCGTGAACTTGCCGCTGCGGGAGTCTTGGACAAGGAGGCATATGCCGTAGCCATCCACGCACCCAACGTCCGTGACATATACGGTTATGATTCCATTGCACGGATCAAAAACGTGACGATGTTTATCAGTAAAGCCATCGGAGGGGTGAAGGACATTAACAAAATTGCCGAAGGAAGGATGGGTAAATTTCCGATGGCAACCGTAGAGGGTGAGTGGGTGCCCATCCACGACAAGAAAGGCAAGCTACTCGATGATGCCATCCCCGCTGACCTGCACAACCCTGAGAAGTGGTTGCAGGTCGGTATGGACCCCCACAGGCACGAATACTTCTACCGGAAGGACAACCATAGCATTCCGATAGAAAGTGCCTCAGAGGCTATCTCTGTGGGCAACACGGTATTCGTGAGGGCAGATGATGTGGGCAAGAAAGGAGGGTTGGTGGAAGGCGACCGAAGCCAGCACCGATACTTCCCTGCCGAGACTGCCCGTATGGAATCTGACTACATGGATGCTGTGGCGAAGGGTGATGTGGACACCATGCAGGCTGCGGTGGATCAGGCTGCGGCACGGGCGGGGTATGACACCGGTCCGGTGTATCATGGCAGGACAATTCCAGAGGATGACAGCACTCCAGCAAACCGACCGTTCACAGAGTTCGATCCAACAAAGAATGCTTGGGGGCATATTATGACATCTGATAGCGAGGATGTGGCAAAGACATTTGCTGGCAGGCAAATGCATGTCGGGGATGCCTATGGCAAGCTAGTCGAGGGCAAAGGGGATATAGTTAAGGGTTACCTGAAGCTGGACAATCCGTTCGACTACAGAAACCCGTCACACATTAATGATGCGCTTTATGCAATCAGGGAATGGGGCGGGGAGGTTAACGTGTCGTTCGAGGGTGAGAAGATGGTTAAGTTGGTTGACGAGTTGGAGAGAAGGTCAAAGGGTGCGATGGAAGACAAGGCTGCCCATGAGCCTGAGTTCAACTCCCGACTGAGAAAGTGGATTGCTTCAGGCGACTATGGTTTTTTTGAAACCGCAGGCGTGACCGAGTTGCTAAAAAAGCTAGGGCATGATGGGTACATCACAACCGAGAGGGGCGGGACCACATATGCGGCGTTTGAGTCAAACCAAATAAAGTCTGCCGACCCTGTGACGCTTGATGACGGGGGCAACCCAATCCCCTTGCACGACCGGTTCAACATGGAGTCGGATGACATCAGGTACATACCAGCCTACCACGGCACACCGCATACGTTTGCCGCAGAAGAGGGGGCACCGTTGGGCAGGTTCTCCACCGACAAGATTGGGACCGGTGAAGGGGCGCAGGCATACGGACACGGACTGTACTTTGCTGAGAAGAAGAGTGTGGCTGAGTGGTATCGGGATAAGTTGACCGATAATCGCAACTTGGCCACTCATAGCAATGTCGAGGTTAAGCTGAAAAACAAAAACCTGACAGAACTTGGGGAGCAAGGGTTTAGTCAGATAAGGACTTGGATTGACGATTTTGTGGTCGGTCGAGCGAGGTATAATAGCAAGCGGACAAGTGTGGCTAGGGCAAAGCAGTATCTAAAGGAAGAATTAATTCCCAAGTTTAAGAAATCTGCGGAGTGGGATGTTGGTTTGTGGACAAGTAATATTGAGATACACGGAGAAAAGGATTTCAATAAAGCGAAACTAGCAGACGCAAAAAAGGCTTTGAGTGCGGTGGAATCTTTAAAGCCTGATGACTTTGATATCGAGATCGATCAACCTGTGGTGGGCAGCATGTACGAAGTGGACATCACTCCAAAGGAGGAACACTTCCTAGACTTGGACAAGCCCTTCAAGGAGCAATCGAAGTATGTGAAGGATGCTCTACTGAAGGGCGGGAAGCGGGTGTTCGATGCCGAGTCTGGTTCCGACTTGTACCTGTCCGACTTTGTGAACGACAGAGGTCAAGGGCTACACTTTGTGAAGAACCTAGAGGCAGTCTCAAGGCGACCGTCAGATGTATCTGCAAGGCTTGCGAACATAGGCATAGCAGGCAACCGGTTTGCCGATGCCTCATCCCGTGCCACAACCAGCATGGGCAAGCCGAAGGAAGGCTTCAAGCAGACCTACAACTATGTGGTGTTTGAGGACTCTGCGGTGGAGATCAAGAACAGGTACATGCCCCGTGTCTCGGAGGACGGTAAGGTCGTCACGATCCCGACCAAAGGGAGGATCGTGCAGACCGGTCCCAAGAAGTTCAGGGCATACAACCTGAGCGGCAAATTGATGGGTGTGGCAGCTACTCAAGCGGCAGCGGATGCCCTCCTGAACAGGGGTAAAAACTGACCCCCATTTAGGACCCTAAACCTGACCCCCGAAACATTTCAATCGCTTTTCATTGGGGTTTTTGCCTTGATTGGGGGGTGTCAGTAATTTTCACCAGAGATGACCAGCCTAGTTTCCGCATTCTAGGAAATTCTTAAAAAGGCACACTTCGCCCCCATAAACATTGGGCGCATTGGGCTTCTGGCTGAATGATTATTCGCCAACATTAGACAGAATTAGCCATAAATAGGCGCACGTTTTGCACCCTTGAGCTTGCCCCCTTGAACCCTGTTTTAAAGGCGTTTAAAAAAGTTAAAAAAAGGCTTGTGCCGGTGTAGACACCTGCTACGTTGGGGGCAGCACCGAAGGGGTGCTTGAAACAAAACACTAGCTAACTACATCATGAAATACCCAAATCCGAGAATACCCACAGGCAAGACCGGCTACTACGTCACCCTTCAGTTCCCCCACGTTGATGGAGGTAACGGGAAGGGCAACCAGTTCAAGCGATCTCTCAAGACTGCCGACAAGCGAGTCGCCAAAGCTCGCATCAAAACTATGGTGGACAACTTCCGTGCTGAAGGGTTCGTCGCACCATCTCGCCGCAACCAAATCGAGAAGATCGGTGAGGTCGTTGCCATGTACCGTCAAGGTGTCAAGGACGGGTTGATCGACATCACCAAGAACGCTGCCGCTGCGGTTGTGCAGACACTCTACCGTGTGCTGAACGCTACCCACACCAAGGAGGCTATCGTGCCTCGTCAGAAGTTGTCCGAAGCGACGACCGGCAAGCTCGACAAGATGCGGATCGACGATGCGTTCACCGGACCGGTCAGCGACACTTACATGCAGGTCCGCTTGGAAACCAACATGGCAGGTATGGTGAAGGAGGATGACCCTGTTGCCTACCACATCAAGCTGGACAAGACCAAGCGCAGCATCGACGACGAGTTGCGGAGGGCACATGCCATCTTCGGAGTGCAAGCTCGCCCTTACTACGAGAAGCACCACAACTTCGACTGCTTCAAAATCAAGGAAGCTAAAGCCTTCAACAAAGAACCCAACAAGTTCGACAAGACCAAGACTAAAAAGTCTGCCTTCAAGGCACCCACTCAGGAGACTTACGGAAAGTTGCTGGCGTTTATCAACACGCTCAAGGTGGTTGACCCCGATGCGTGGACGCTCATGACGGTCTGCCTGTCGGCTGGTTGTCGTGGCAAGGAGGTTTATGGAACATCGAAGGACTTCTTCGTTGCCGACCGGAACAACGCAGCCATCACCAACTTGTGCCTGCCGAAGCATGTCACCAAGACCGGTGTCGCCCGTGAAATCCCGATGGCGACCTCGTTGGTTAACGAGATTCTGAGAGTCACATCCCTGCCGAAGATTGCAGGCAAGCGGGGTGCCAACCGGCACCGTGATGAGAAGTTCGTCATCGGTGGAATGCAGGTCCTTGAGCGTTGCCGCAAGTTGCTTGCCGATGAGTTTGGCACCACGTTGCAGAACGACGACGACGATGGCAGGTTGCACACGTTGCGGAAGATTTTCGGCAGCAAGATTCTGAGCCGCACACGGGACATTGCATACACCTCAAAGCTACTGGGACATAAGAACATTCAAACCACCATCGATGTCTACGCTGACCACGACTCGACAGTCGAGCCGACCGTGATCGTGGACATCATGCAACCGCAGGTTGCGGTGGTGAAGGAACCGAAGGCTGCGTAGTGCCTCCCTCCCAACTGCCTCCCCCAAGGGGGAGTCAGATGGGAGCGATGATGCTCCGACTAGCTAACTACATAACCACAATGATTAAACTAGGAAACGAGATGGGTTTTGGCGACAACGTCAATGCTCAATATATTGTCTCACAGACTCCCGACAATCGTCGGAAATTTGAGATCAAAAAGTTACACGACAATCCCCTTGAGGATGACGAGGCACGGTACGAGTTGTATTGTTATGTTTACCTCGGCAGCAACGGTTGGGAGTTGGCGTGGACTTGGGCAACGGAACTACGCAAAGAGTGCCTCAGCACTAAAGCCATGTTAATTAATGCAGGTAACACAATCCATGATTTGGAGGTGGGAGCATGAGTGATTATTGTAATCTCTGCGAAACACGCAGACCTGAAGGGGGCACCAACCATTTGGTGCTGAATAACGGGGGACTCTGGATAGAGTTCTGCAAACCATGTGGGAAGTCAGAGACTCTGACCAACCCTGAGACAAAGGAGACATTGACCGTGCAGGCTTTGTTTGACCGGACCGAAGAGGACAAGGAGGTGGCGGCATGATACACGAACCACTAGGGCTTGAAATGGATATCACGCAAGACGGGTTGGCCTTTGTGATTGAGGCAAACAGAACAACCTTTATTTTGGATTGTAATGGAGGTGAATGGTGGGTGCGGGACATTGACCGAAGTGGTGGAGTGTTCAGCGCAACTTTTCGCATCCGCAAGGCAAAGAAATTTGCTTTGTTAAAAGCCATCGACCTTGTGCTTGGTCACTTGGCTGATGACAACTTGATGGTGGAGGTGACAGCATGAACATCAGGCCGAAGCTATCCTTGGCCAAGGACCTCCTTGAGTCGAGTAAGCGCATGACAGTTGATCAGGCACGATTTCTGGTTGACACTTATTATCAAATTCAGGATGCGAGGATTCGTGCCACGGCACAGGTCCGAGCATTGGTGACAAGCGACGAACCCCACTCGTTATTGGATTGGGTTGGGGATGTAAACGAGGAGATGGAGAAAAATATTAAAAGGGCATTGAACGTGTATGCCAAGCACCACCCCATCGGTCAATGGGCGATGGGTATCACCGGCATTGGTCCGGTGATCTCGGCAGGATTGCTTGCCCACATCGACATCAACAAGGCACCCACCGTTGGGCACATATGGAGGTTCGCTGGACAGGACCCCACCTGCAAGTGGGAGAAGGGCGAGAAGCGACCGTGGAACGCATCCCTGAAGTGCCTGTGTTGGAAGATAGGTGAGTCGTTCGTGAAGGTGTCGGGCAACAAGAACGACACCTACGGTCAGTTCTACTTGCAACGGAAGGAGCAGGAGATTCTCAAGAACGAGAACCTTGAGTTCAAGGAGCAGGCAGACGCAGGTGCCAAGCGTGTTGGCAAGGCGACCGAAGCCTACAAGGCTTACTCGGTGGGCAAGCTGCCAGCGGGGCACATCCATGCACGGGCCAAGCGTTACGCAGTTAAGCTATTCCTAGCGCATTGGCATGAGGTTGCCTATAGGGAGCATTTTAAGTGTGAACCCCCGTTGCCATACCCGATAGCCCATCAGGGTCACGCACACCACATTAAGGCAGCTTAACCACCCATCCCAAGAGAACCAAGGTGCGTGAGTGAGTCATTGGATAAGAGAGAACCACTTGTACAGAACGAGCCACACAGCCTGAGAGAACCTTTAAATGGGAGCGAGTCATTGGATAAGAGAGAACCACGATAACAGAACGAGTCATATGTAGGGAGAGAACCACTTATGGGGAACGAGTCATTTACTCCGAGAGAACCAAAAGAAGCGAACGAGTCATAATTGTGGAGAGAACCAACCTGACCGAACGAGTCAAACACCAAGATAGGACCAAGTTCCACGAACGAGTCACAGCTTTTGAGGGACCCAAAAGACAGGAACGAGTCTAATGAGATGAGAGAATCAAGCAGACAGAACGAGTCAATCCGAGAGAGAGAATCAGGAAGAATGAACGAGTCAAGCTATACGAGTGAACCATCAGGGCCGAACGAGTCATATAGCGGGAGTGAACCACTTATGGTGAACGAGTCAAAAACGAAGAGAGTGGAGGTGGTGGAATGAGTAAGCATTACAGCCCAAGAGGCTGGGCTACTGCCGAGAACACTCCCTTGATCAAAGGGAAGTGCGGAGCGTCGATGCAGTCCCGTCACTTCAAGAAAAAGAAACCCTTGAGCGAGAAGGAAAAAATGAAAAGGGGTTTGGATCAGGCCAAGGGAAGCGAACTAAAGTTCATCCCAAACGGCGATGAGTAGCACGGCTTATTTAATTGATTGGCAAGGCAGCTTGAATGGCTCAAGCCGAGCTATTGCGCTTGTTGAGGGCACCGGTCGTGCCAGCATTTCTCGTTTGTACGATGTGCTGGATGACGTTGGCGATGTGTCAACAGTCAGGTTCCAGAAAATAGGAACTGATTCTTACGTTGAACTTCACGACCATGCATACACCCAAGTGGGTGTCGTCGAAAATAACTGGAAAAAGTTTAAGGGGTGGGACAGCCAATGTCCTGCCCCTTGTGTTAAAACATAAACGCCTTCGGGCAAACTAGCTAACTACAATGAGAAAAGATCGAATAACATATCATATTGAAATCATCTGCTTGGATAAGGCAGACGCAGTAGAGGTTCGTGAAATGAACCGTAACCACCTTCGTGAGAAGGCAAGCAAGGGGTTGGGAGAGGGCATCTCAATCTTGTCGCACCGTGAGTTGCCCAACGGGGTCATGCCCCCCATCAAGGTGCCTTCAGCAACTAACCAGAAGTTGGGGGTGACAGCATGAACCTGATGTTGCATTGCGGGTGCAGAGACACCCCGTGGGACCAGTTGGTGCAGGTGCCGTGCCCCAAGCCTACGGACACCCACTACCCCATCCCCCACCACGAACTGTATTCGATGGTGAGGGAGGTCATGCCTGAGTTTGGGCTGGACGTTGTCGAGTCGCAGCACGGCATCGACAAGTTTGGTAGCCGGTACTTCGGACTGATGAAACTCCACTCGGAGGCAGACGATTGGTCACCCGTGTTGGGCTTGAGAAATTCACACGACAAGACCATGTCTGCCGGTCTGGTGTTGGGCATCGACGTTACGGTGTGCGACAACCTGTCGTTTTACGGTGACTTGATGCGGTTCGACCGCAAGCACACGAAGAACATCGAGCGGGACATCACCGGCAAGATCATGGAAACCCTTCTGCGGACCACCGAGCAGAAGAAGAGGCAGGAACGGCGGGTCGAGATTTATCAGGGCACCAAGATGCCTGACCGTAAAGCCCACCACTTCGTGGTGAAGGCACTCGACGCAGGTGCGGTGCTTCCAAGACGGGTCCCTGCGGTCCTTGAGGAGTGGCGCAAGCCTCGTTACGAGGCATTTGAGGCTAGGACTGCATGGTCCCTGTTCAACGCCTTTACAGAGGCAATGAAGGGCGCAGGCCAGATTGGCACCCATGTGGGCAGGACGGGTCGGCTACACCGTGTATTCGACGAGGAGTTAAAGGTTAACCAACTAATCGGAGACATTTCACTTGCTGAATAATAATATTCTTGAAAAGAAGGAGGAAGTTATGATTATTCTGCCCGTTTCCGAAGAAACACAGGGAATATGCCCAATCAACGTAAAGCCGGTAAGAAACTCATGTCGGCGTGGATCGCAGAGGACAACAGAGATGCCCTCTACGCTGAAGCGCAGCGGCGAGGCAAATCGGTTGCCGACCTGCTCGATGAGATTCTCAAGTCGAAAATTAAAACCATGAAGAAAAAAGCTGATGGCAAAACAAAAAAAATCGGACTGTGAGGTTGGGGGAGGAATCCCCCCCGAATATTGTTGGTGCATGGCGCAGTTGCGAGCGGCAGACAACTTCAAGCCCATCTTCGACGCACTTGCTGAGAGGATAGCTCGACTTGAGGATCAACTGCATCACCTCAAGGCGGTCCGCAAGACCAAGTGTAAATGAATTCAGAACATGAACATATAGGGTTCAGGGTCCCTGCCTCTCTCAAGGAGAGGTTGAGGGCGTTGAGCGAAAAGGATCAACGTAGCCTGTCATCATTTTGCAGGCTTTTATTAGACCAAGGTGTAGACACCTACCAAAAAAAATTTGGCAAGAGGTGTAGACACCGGAACAGTTAACAAACAATGAACAATAAAATTATTGACCTATTCCACGCAGCGTTCCTTGCAGGCTTTGTCCTGATCGTGGCGTTGCTGGTTTTGACAGGACTATGAACAACATCTTCCCCATCACCACCTCTAACACGCCTCAACTCCCCTGCGATGACACTAGCGATACCACGCCTGCATCCTCTGCACCGTGTCGTGGTGGTGGTGGGAATTTATTTACCGTTCAGGACCATGTGACGAGGAAGCAAGTGGCGAAGCTGCTTAACTCCTCCACACGGACCGTTGATCGGCTATTGGCTGAAGGCAGGTTGACCAAGGTTAAACTGCTTGAAGGGAAACAGGGTCCAGTACGAATCCCCTACCGTGCTGTGCTGAATTATCTGAAGGGGTTAAGGAAGAAAGAGGTGCCGCCCGTAACTACTCAGGCGACACCATAACTAGCTAACTACACCCCGAAGGGGGTAGAGAAAGGAAGACATATATGTCATTAACGCTAAACGCAACAATAACAGGTCCCACTAGCAAGTGGGAAGAGGTGCCGGTTGGCACATATCAGGGAGTCTGTGTGGACATCGAGTCCCTAGACCCCGTGGACGGAAAACCGAAGGGAGTCATCCGACTTACCTTTGAGTTGGATAAGAAGGGCGACAACGGTAACAACATGACCATTCGCCGGTCGTTTCATAAAGTGTTGGACAATGAGAAGGCAGCGTTGCGCTTGTTTATCAGGCGCACCTTGCAGTTGAAGCCTGAAGGTGAGTTCGATCTGGAGAAGGAATTGATCGGCAAGTCCCTGACGGTGAACGTCGAGGAGTTCAAGACCGATGACGGGATGAAGTCCTACGTTGACACCGACCTGTCGGGTCCTGCTCAGGGCGATGGGTTTAAGCCTACCGGTGAGTACGTTCGACAGAAGGATCGCAAGAAGGATGAAGACAACGATGTCCCGTTCTAAAACCGTTCGACCCAATGACGACTTCCCCATCAAGCGGACGCACTTTGTCTTCGATATAGAGACGGGTGCTGCACCGCACGATGAGGTTGAGCCGTTCTGCCCTAACATTAGACCGCATAAAACTATTCGGGATGAGGTGAAGCAGGCGGCATACATCGATGGAAAGAAGAACGATTGGTTCGACAAAGCCGCACTCTCCCCGATTACGGGGAGGGTGCTGGTCATCGGTGTTCGTGTGGAGGGAGTCAACACTATGCTCCATGTGAACAAGGAAGGCTCCGAGAAGAATGTTTTAAAAGGATTCTTTGATCTTGTTCGCAAACACTCCGACCAGAAGTGGGTGGGTCATAATTGCCATGCGTTCGATTGGCCTTTTATCAGGGGTCGTGCAATGGCTAACGACCTGCCTATGCCGTCAGGAATCATCACCTCAATCACCGGTCACCGTTGGGTGAACTTCGGGCAACATTGTAGGGACACCATGTTGGCGTGGAACCCTGATCCCACCGCACGGATTAGCCTGAGCAACTTGGGCAGGGTGTTGGGATTGGGAACCAAGCTGATGGATGGTGGTAAGCACTTCGATAAACTGTATGCGGACAACCCTGAGCTTGCCTTGAAATATTGCGAGCGAGACTTGGAGTTAACCGACGAGATATGGGAACGAATCGGCATATAATTGAGATGGCCTGCGATGCCGGTGTCGGTGGTGGATTTTGCTACAAGACCGGCAACGGGATCAGGGTTCATAACATGCCGAAGGGCGACCGTGAAGAACGTGCCAAGCTGATCGTGGACTACATCCAGTTTCTCAAGCCTCTCACCATGTGGATTGAGAAGGTGCAGGGTTACCACGGCAGGCCAAGCACGGGGCACACTTCATTTGTGCTGGGAGAGAACTATGGAACAATCGTTGGTGCCTGCCTTGCGGTGGGCACCAACGTGGTTCCCATCACCCCACAGTCATGGCAGAAGACGCTTGGTTTGAAGAGGGAGAAAGGAATGTCTCAGCCTGATTGGAAGAGGCACCTGAAGATGGCTGCCGTTGACATGTACCCTGCGGGAGTTGCGGTGACCTTGAAGAACGCAGACGCACTATTAATTTTAGAGGCAGGACTGAGACAACGTGAAGGACTTGGATGAACTGAGGGCAATCATGCCCCTCCCTAGAATGCTTGAAGCGTTGGGCTTGGAAGAGTCTGCAAAGAAGTCTGCACGGTCACCGTTAAGGCACGACAAGAAACCGTCCTTCTCCGTGTTTGAGTTTCAAGGGAGACACTTCTGGAAGGATCACGGAAGCACGGACAAGGGTGATGAACTGGATTTTTTAAAGCAACACTACGGCATGGACTTCAAGCAAGCCTTGGCCAAGTGGTGTGAGTTAAGCGGAAAGCCAATGGAGGAAGAAAAATTTACAAAGAAGGAAAATTTCGGTGCGTGTTTCGACATCGAACCGGAAGGTCATGTTGAGTTAGTAAGGGGCCTTGCTGAGTGGCGAGGTTATAGTGAGTCCACATGTCGGTGGTTGATTGACCACCGGCATGTTGGGCTTCACGAAGGCTACATATGCTTCCCAATCCTGACTGCCTTGAGCAAGCTGAAGGGTGTTCATATTTACAGTCCGAGGAAGCATCCCAAGTTTCGGATTTTGGGCGGCAAGCAACTGCCTTGGTTTATAGGTCAGACCAGCACTCCCTTGGTGCATGTGTTTGAGTCGCAGTTTGACGCATTCGCTCTGATGGAGTTGGCAGGGATTGAAGACACCTCTGTGCTGATTACAAGGGGTGCCAGCAATATATCAAAGGCACGGGGTTATCTTGAGACTTTATTGGGCAAGGACAGCAAGGATGTTGCTATATATATTTGGCCCCAAAACGATGTGACCGATGACGGTGGTCAGACACCTGCACAGAAGTGGTGCGATGGTTTGGTTGATGAGTTCCAGACGGTCTATGTTGTGGACACTCCCAACGAGTTTGAGGACCTTAACGATTGGCTGCGGAAGGGTGCCACACCGTCGAGTGTTGGTGAGTGTATTTGCAGCGCAAGGAAAGTGGGGTTCAGGGCACCGTCCCTGCCCTCCATAGTCAACTCGCAGGTATTCACATCTCAGGACATGGCCCCACCTGCACAGGTGGTTAGGGGAGTTCTTCACAAGGGGTGCAAGATGGTGATAGGTGGAGGGTCCAAGGGGCGCAAGACATGGTCCCTGATTCACCTTGGGATTGCTGTGGCTTGTGGCAGGACTTGGTGGGGTTTCGGGACCTCCAAGGGGAAGGTGTTGTATATTAATTTCGAGTTGACTGACTTCACGGCACACGACCGGATCACACGGATCATGGCAGCAATGGAGGTGAACGAGTCGAGCAACATGGATGTGTGGAACCTGAGAGGCTTTGCGTGTGATATCGAGTTGCTTGGTCCACAGATTACCGATGCGGTTGAGGACCGGCAATATGACCTGATAATTGTTGATCCGGTCTATAAACTTTTAGGAGACAAAGACGAGAACAATGCTGGTGAAATTGGGAAGGTGATGAATTCGCTGGAGCAGATTTGTAAACTCTCAGGTGCTGCGCTTGCCTTTGGTCACCACTATGCGAAGGGTGATGCCGCAGCCAAGTCGAGCATTGACCGGATGAGTGGTAGCGGTGTGTTTGCACGGGACCCCGATGCCATCATAGCGTTAACAGATCACCACCAGAAGGAGCATTTTATCGTCGAGCCGACATTGAGGGCATTCGCACCGGTCGAGGCATTTGTGTTGAGGTGGGATTTCCCGCTTATGCACAAGGTTGAGGTTGAGGTGAAGTTCAAGGGGGACAAGGGGTCGGTTAGCCCAAGCGGATTCACCGACAAGGAGATGATGCAACTCCTGCCGAGGGACGGCTACACCGACACAGAGTGGCGTGAGGCTGCGAACGAGACTTGCGGCATTGGGCGGCAGGTCTACTACAAGTTCCGCAAGTCACTCGGTGAATCCGACAAGATTTTCCGCAACAAGGAGGGCAAATATATCAGGTTGTGAAAAAAGAAACCAAACTAGAGAAATTGGCCAAGGCTGCGGCAGAGTATTGGGAACTGCCCCTAGAACGGCTTATGAGCAGGGACCGGCAAAGTAAGGTGTCATGGCCAAGGGCAGTCTGCATGTTTATTGCGGTGGACGCAGGCATCCGAAGCATTGAGGTCGGTAAATTTTGGGGAAGGCACCACAGCACAGTCACTCATAGTCGGGCACTAGTTGCAGGGAGAGTTGGCAACAATTCTAGCGACAAGAAACAGGTCCTTGGCTTCGTTGCCTTCCTCAAGTCATTTCTGAACAAGCCCGAACAAGCCTGATTACCGATGGGTCATCAACAAATTTTCCCAAGCCAACCGCACACGACTGCGGGTAAGTTAAGCCCTCCTGCAAGTCGCTCGCAGTCTGGTTGGTGCCTACCACCGAGTGGTGGTGGGCTTGGGGTTTTTAACATCCCCGCCCGAAGGCACCACGGGGTGACCATCGTATCCCCCCCCTTTAGGGGGGGAATACAATGGTCATTCCCTAAAGGGGAATCCCCCCGCAAGTGCCGTAGGGTTTATGGATGCGGATATCATGAAAAAAACAACAACATTAGCGGAAGCTTTGGTTAGCTTGAAAAAGAAGAATTGCACCAACACTCATTGCGCTGACTCAGCCTGCAAAGGTGAGTGTGAAAGAGAGTACCATTATCAGGTGCTGAAGGTGGTGCGAAGGGAGTTGGATGGGCTGAAGGAGAGAGAGATGCGCTTGCGGAGCCAGAAAGGGGTGCTGTAGGGCTTTTTATTATGGAGGAGGGTGTAGACACCCCTTGGGGGGATAAAGAGCTTCAAGAGGCTGTTATAGCCAAGTTTGGAGGAAAGGTGGTTTATGAGCTAAAACCGGACGATGAGGTGCCATCAGGACTGAGGGACTTTGTGGTCACTACAACGGGGTTTGCGGACACGGCAAGGGCTAACGACCCACAACTCAAAGCCCACATCGAGAGAGGTGTCTACCGAGGCTGTGGCAAGTGGGTACAACGTAACAAGAAACGGGTTTGGCTGAAGAGTTTTCACGAATATGAGTTCAATGAACAATTGCGGTGCTGGCGGTGGAAAAAGTATTGAGAGGATCGACGACAACCCCGAAGGCATCGGGGACCTGAATCTGAAAGCACTCAATAAAAAACTCGACGCTTGGTTGGCAAAGAACGAGACAACCGAGGTGCCGCTATGGAAGAAGAAGGTGTACGGCAAGAAAAAGGGTTGACAAACCCTCTCAAGCCTGATGGCACCGGTTTGTGGGTGGTGTAGACACCGGAAAAAAGAAACCCAACCCTAGAAGCCTTCAGGTCAAGGACCCTGAACGCTACAAGGCTGTTGTGGAGTCGTTGAAGCACGGCAATAGCCTGACCAAGACCTCCGTGGATTGTGGAGTGGCTAGACCAACGGTGGACAAGATTAAGTACGAGAACAAGGACCAGTTGACCGAGTGGAAGTGGAGGAATGTCAACAAGATTGCTGGCATTGTTGGGAAGGGGTTGCAGAGGCTGGAGGACGAGATCGATAACGTCCACATCAACTCATTAGCCCTCCAGCTATGCATACTAATTGATAAGAAAGGAGTCCTAGAAGATTCAATTGTAGGCAAAACCCCTGAAAAGAAGGTCATTTTGCACGGAGACTTCAACAAATTGCTGGATCAGGTCAAGGCTGGTCATCTTGAGGGAAGATTACCAACACCCCAAGAAAACCCAATGAAATCAGGGGTAATCGACGTTGAGGGCAAGGATAAGGTCGTCAAATCCGAGGCAAAGGGGGGCGGGGGGGGTGCCTAGCCCAATTTCCCGCAGGGATGCTGAAGCATTATCACGTTTGAAAAATTAATTTGAAAAGACGGAACCCCAAAGCCAACCACATCCACATCCTCCAGATCATTGATGGGGGCGAGATGGTGACCGGTGCTGTGGCAGTCCGTGTGGACGCTGACCAGTTCAAGATAGGCTTAAAAAGCCATTACGAGCCAGAGGAGGCCCGTGAGCAAATCAATGAGTGGGTTATGTCGGTACTTGAGGAGGAACACGAATGGTTGATCAGCAAAAGTTAGTTAAGGAGCTTGGGGTAACTGCGAGGGACCTTCAGGTGAGGCGCAAGAGGCTTCAGGAGGGTTTTCACTATGAGCCATCAGGCAGGTCTTACAAATGGACTGAGGAGGGGCGTGATCAGGTGATGTTTGACATGGGCCTGACTCCTCACCCGCCGAGTCATGTAGCCGAGGTAGTTGGTAAGGTTCCTCGGAACCAGAGGTTGGCTAATGCGAAGGTTATGGGGGAGGATTATTTGGTGAAGGTGAAGGACAACTTGATGTACTCCAAGGGCTTTGTGTTTCCGGTGAAGTGGGACGGGTCGAGTTTCTATGCGGTGAGGCATCCGAGATATCGTGGAAGACTGTGACCGAGGAGGAAAAACAGGAGAAGGTGTACGAGGCTTTGGAGAAGCTGATATGCATCTACATGGAGGAGTTCGACCTTACTTATGTCTCGATGATTGGGGTGTTGGAGGTCGTGAAAAACTCCTTGGTGTCTGAAGCCTTTGCGGAAAACGAGGAGGATGACGAGGGAGATGACGAGGGAGAGGGTTGGAAGATCGTCATGGACGATGACTGATTTATGATGAAGTGCAAAAAAGGCAGGTTGTATGTGATTGAGAACAGGAACCGTAAGATAGGTGCCAACGAGGTTTACATTCAGGCTTGGATGAACACCGGCAAGGATTGGGTGCCTTTCATGTTCACGCAGCACCAACTTGCCAAGGCTCAGGAGAGGGCTATCAGGAACCCTGAAGACTGCAAGCCCAAGCGGAAGTTTTTATTTTGGTAATTTGGTGGTGATAGCAATGAAAAACATAAACCCTCCAGTTAGAAAGGCTGGAATTACGTTTACGTTGTTTGTGGCTTGCTGGGCTGCGACCACCACCGGCCCCCTACCCGTATTTGCGGTGTTGGGGGGAGATTTATGACAAGCGGAGTAGTGCCTATGACAGAGAAGGAAATAGCAGAGTCTTTGGATTTGAGGACCGAAATGTCGAGGGCTGCGTTATCGCAGTTCCTGAAAAACATTAAGGTCTTTGACGCAAAGCAAACGGACTACGGAAGCAAGAATATAGCTTCTTGGGGTAGTAAGAATCAGGACATGTTTGGGGTGTTAACCAGAGTGAAGGACAAGGTGCATCGGATAGCCAATTTACTGGACAACAGGGATTCGCCAAACAACGAGTCCATAGAGGACAACTGTATGGACATTGCCAACTACGGGTTGATCTTGAGCCTGTTATCGGAGGACAAGTGGAGATAGCCCATGACGAGAAAAGCGTTCAGCCCTTCCTTGTACAAGGCCAACGATGCCAAGGGTAAAACTGCGGTAACGGCTCACCTACAAAAAGGAGGGTCATGGATCAATGCCTCTGAGGACAAGAAGCATGACATCAGGGAGTTGCAGTTATTGCGGCATGAGGTGGAAATTCGATCCGGTTGGACCGGAGCGAAGTTTCCCTTCGACACCATCCACATTCCCTACCGGAAAAAGAGGCTCATGCAGGAGTCCTTCACCTATTGGGTGCTAAACAGGGAATGCACCCATGCCATGACCATACAGAGTGAGGATATAGATTGTTGCCCCATCGAACAGGTGCCCAACAAGTATGTGCCTGATGGAACCGAGTCATTTTTTGATGTGCCTGTGGAGGGCTTCACGTTGGTCAAATTGGACAGTTGAACCACCCCGTACTTCAGGACCTCGATTCAGACACCGTTGCTTCGATTAAGGAGCAGTACGGTGAAGAGAAGGGCACCCACCTCATCGAGAACGTCCTGAAGCCTGCCAGAGAGGAGATCATCAGGCAGGAGGAGGAGGACGCATATTATTCCGGTTACATTCCCGACCATTGGAAGGATGCGGACGACTTATTAAAGACTTATGACCACCTGTTGATAAGCGGAGGCAACCGCAGCGGCAAGACGAGTTACAGTTGCAGGAAACTTGTTGATGTGATGGTCACCAAGCCCAAGGCCAAGGTGGTTGCCTTCAGCATGACCAACCAGAGTAGTGTGCGTGACCTTCAGCCTGCGGTTTACAAGTATTTACCAAACCAGTTCAAAGGCAGGAAGAAGATGGGCAAGGTTGGCAACGTCAGTTACACGCAAAAAAACGGGTTCACCAATTCCAGTTTTGTGCTGCCCAACGGGAGTCAATGTTTCTTCCATTATTATGAGCAGAGAAGCGACATCCTTGAGGGGATGGAAGCGGACCTTATATATTGTGATGAATTGGTGCCAGCGAGTTTAGTGGAGACTGCGGTCTACCGCTTGGTCACACGGAAGGGGAAGCTGATTATAGCGGCAACCCCTATCACCGGCTGGACCCCTGTCGTGAACAAGTTCATGGCAGGGGCGAAGCCTTTATCCACGGTTGAGTCTCCCCTGCTCCCCGACACGGTTAACGTGACCGGATGTCCGGTGGGAACGATGCCTTACCAGATGGAGTGCATGGACCCAAGTTGTGCTGTGGTGTTTTTTCACACCAGCATGAACCCTTACAATCCGTATGACCAGATGGAGAGGGTCTTGACGGGTGAGAGTTCCACGCAGATCAAGATCAGGGCATATGGGTGGTGTGACCGGACTAGCAACACATGGTTCCCGAAGTTTGGTAAGGACCATGTGATAAACCATGCAGATATACCAACGGATGGCACAAATTACATGGTTGCCGACCCTCACGGGGCACGGTCGTGGTATATCCTCTGGTTAAGGGTCTGTGTTGTGGACGGTGAGGAACGGTTTTTCATATATAGGGAATACCCTGACATGCCCACCTATGGGGAGTGGGCAGTAGGGGGTGACGACATGAGCGGGAAGATTGGGCCTGCCCAAAAACCGGTGGGCACCGGTCATACGATGTATAAGGAGTTGATCAAGGAACTTGAAGGGGACGAGAAGATCGAGGAGAGGTATATCGACCCCCGTGCAGGAGGCAGTAAGGCGATGACCGACGATGGTGTGACCCTGATTGAAAGGATGGCATATGATGAGCCTGAGATGTTTTTCACACCTGCGGCGGGAATACACATCGAGCAGGGCATAGGGGTTGTGAACGATGCATTGGATTACAACATTGACGACAAGCTGAGTAGTGTCAACCAGCCCAAGTTGTTCATATCAAGCGAATGCAAAAACACGATAGCCTGCATGACCGAGGCAAGTGCTGCCGGTGGGGAGAGAAACGCCTTCAAGGACCCCGTTGACTGTCTCCGCTATATAATGACCGCAAACCCGATGCACATCACGGATCAAACATGGGCATCGTCAGGAGGAGGGACATATTAAAATTGATGCAAGTAGCTAACTACCCACCATTATTGAGCTTATCCGAGGCAGCGGAACTGACCGGACTCTCAAAAGAATATTTAACCAAGTTGAGGCGCAATGGAGTCTTGAAGACTTACACGCTTCAGGGCGGGGATAAAGGTTCCCCCCGCTACAAGATATTTAGGGACCACCTATTGAAACACACAGGGCTTTCATAAAATGAACAAGAACGAATCAGAGGACCAATTGGTCAAGCACAAGGACGGCAAGGTTGATGTGGAGACATTGACTTTTGAGTATAGGAGAAGTTTGACCGATGGTCATGCTCTGGAACGGATACAGTCTGCGGACGATGTGCGTTATGCACGTTGGAATAGCCAGACGAGTGATTTCAAGAAACACGCAAGTGCGTTGAGCGAAGGAACGCAGCCTTTCCCTTTCGAGGGTGCTGCGGACAACCGGATCAGGCTTGCAGATGAAACCATCAATCAGCTTGTGGCTACCATGATGAATGGTTTCCAAAAATCCCAACTGAAGGTGGGAGCGACCGAGTCGAGCGACACCGAGGCAGCGGCAAGCATGAACACGTTGATGCGTTGGTTGATTGGCACCAAGTTGTACCATGAGATGAGGCGTGAGGCTGAATTGATGGCTCAATATTCCATGCAGTATGGGTGGTCTGCGATGTTTGTCGGATGGGAGCAGCAAAACCAATTGATGCCAATGAAGATCACGCTGGAGCAGATTGTTGAGATGTCTCAGCAAGACCCTGCTTTTGCAGACTTCCCCAAGTTGATCCTTGACCCTGCTCAGGAGTCGGTGGTGGTTGACATGTTGATGACTCAGGTTGAAGGAATCAAGCGGCGACCGGCAAAGAAGATTGTTAAGGAGTTGAGAGAAACCGGAGAAAGCTCGATCCCTATTGATTATATTGTGGCTAATAAGCCGTTGCTTGTGGCTTGCCGACCTTATGACGAGATCAGCTTTCCACCGGAAACGACAACCCTGCAAAAAGCACGGGTTATATTCAGGAAACAGTATATGTCCGAGGTCGAGCTACGCAGCATGGTCAACGACGATGATTGGAATGAGGATTGGGTGGAGGAGGCTATCAAGACCACCGGACGTTCAAGCGATTTCAGCGACATCACAACATCGGCTTCAGCATTGAGTGCTGACGCAATCGATAGGCGTGACAACTTGGTGGAGGTTGTGTGGGCATATACCAAGCAACTGAATGACGATGGTGTGCCTGCTATATATACCACGGTGTTTGCACCGATGATCCAGAGGGATGCGCTTGGCAAGGCGTTGTATGCAAAGCATGAGATGCTCGACTACAACCATTGCCGCTATCCGTTTGTTGAGTTCAAGCGTGAGGTGATTAAGAGGAGGGTTGTGGAGAGTCGTCCTATCACCGAGGTGATCGGGAGTTACCAGACATTCCTTAAAAACCAGATCGACTCGATTATGGACAGGACATCATTTGAAACGCTGCCTGCCATTGAGGTCAACAAGAGGCTTGGCCTTATAAACAAGGTGGGTCCTGCGGTGATGTTGCCGGTGACCAAGACCGGTGATTATTCGTTTATGAAACCACCTGCCGGTGTGGCGACGACTGCGTTTGAAACCATTGCTTTTATCGAACGTGCCGTTGCAAAGTATTTTGGACTCCCCCACCCTGACGTATCCCCGCAGGTGACGATGATGACGCAGCAATCGATGATGAACAACTGGTTGACGGTGTGGACCGAGATATACCAGATGATGTTCCAGTTGACGTTGCAGTATCTCGATGACGAGGACCTGATGAAGATCACAGGGGCGCAGGTGCCTATTAACAGGGATAAAGAGATGCCCGACTTTGTGTTGAAGTTTGATGTGAGCGATCTGGATCAGGATTACGTCCTGAAGAAGATGGAAATCATTGCACAGCAATTGGTGCCATTGGATGTGGGTGGTTCAATCGAGCGGAACCGATTGATCGAAAAACTGGTGCGGTCCATTTCACCGGACTTTGCCGACGAGATATTGACCGACCAAAATAGCGCAAGCCAAAGAATGTACAACGAGGTCAAGTCCGAGATGGGCGGGATGATGTTGGGCTTTGAGCCTAACTACACCGAGAACGATCCGACTGCGGGAACCAAGTTGAAATACGCAAGAGAGATGGGAGAAAAGAACCCGAAGGTGAAAGAGGCAGCGGAGAAGGATCAGTTGTTTGGGCAGTTGATCCAGAACTACATAAAGAACTTGGAAATGAGCGTCACTCAGGAGCAAAACAAGACCATCGGTAAAATTGGGGTATCTCCCGTAACATGAATCCAGACGACATAAACACGTTTGGCTTCAAGGGTAAGAATGCTGTTTACGAAGCCACAATGCGGCATCTAGAGGCTTTTGTTGAATCGGAGGTCCTTGCGGTGCAGGACCGAGATAACATTGGCGAAGGGCGAATATACTCGGCAGGCAGGTTGGCCGGTATGACCGACTTCAGGGATCACCTTCGGTGGTTAAGGGAACAGTCCACAAGGCAATGAAGAAAGACAGAAACTATATACGAGTCTGATCATATATAATCGGGCACCTGCCCCCCTGAACAAAACCACAACATCGACACTATAGTGTTCACCTCGTCAAACCCTTGACGGGGTTTTTCTTTGTCTCCCTTCAAAAGACTCTGTTGCCGACTTGCAGGCTTTAATCGCATGGATACAGAAACAAGCGAAGAGGTTAGCGGGTCCTCTTCTGAAAATACCGAAAACCGTGAGTTCAAGAATGACGAGTTAAGTCAGGCATTGGACGAGAGTGGTTTGGCATCGTTGCTGGAAAAGCAAATGAGCGATAGCCAACCGGTACCACCGGAACCGGAGCAACCCACCGAAAAAAACGAAGCTAAACCGGATGAGAATGAAGATTCGGCAGAAGACGCTGCGGGTGCAGATGAGCCTGAAGCCGAAAACAGTTCTTTGACAGATGACGATGAAAGCGAAGAACCGGCTTGGTTCCAAAAGCGCATCGACAAGTTGACACGCCAAAGGCGGGATGCCGAAGACGAGGTCAAGGATTTAAGGGGCGAGATCAAGGAGTTGCGGACTCAGGTAACTGACAACACAAACACACCGGTTTCACGGAATACCGACAGTCCCTTTAAACACTTAATTTCTCAGGAGCAGATCGATGCCGAGAGGCAAAAGGCGAAAGACTTGCGACGATGGTGCCGAAAGAACCGAGACGGTGCAGTAGTTAACGGCAAGAATGGTGAAGTGGAGTATGACTCGGACCAAATCGAGGATATACTTGAGAATGCTGAAGAGGCATTGGACACACATTTGCCTGAACGTGAAAAGTTCTTGGAGGCTTCGGCCTATTGGGAACCGGAAGCGGTGAAGGCATACCCTTGGATCGAAGATCGGGGGAGCAACGAAAACAAGTTGTTCAATCAGGCTTTAAAGGCGTTTCCGCAGGTCAAAGCGTTACCGGATTACAAACTCCTTTTAGGAGACATGTTAGTGGGAAGGGCGTTAAGGATATCCAACGAAACACCTAAACCTGAATCCAAGATCAAGGCCAAGGCAAAGCCCAAGGCACCGAAGCAACCGGCGGCACCTAGTGCTGACCGGACAACCACTCCACCAACTGCCGCAAAGGTTACTGCAAACAAGAATCGCTTTCTCAAATCTGGAGAAGAATCCGATTTAGCAGACTTAATGATGGACTATGTATAGTCCGTAAATAGGAGAATTAAAATATTATGGCAGGTGTAGTAGAAACTGGTTTCAGCGGGAATGCCCCCGGTGCGGGTCCCGCAGTACATGAAGACCTCAGCGACTTATTGGCTGTTGTGGACGCAAAAAGCACTCCGCTGATATCCCAGATTCCAAAGGGACGAGCGGCAGGAGCAACAACATTCCATTGGCAAGCCGATGCACATGTGGCAAATGCGACAACGGGAACCGTAGATGGAACCGATGTCGCAACGGCATTCGGGTCAGCCAACGACAACGATGAGTTTACTGACACTTCGGCAGGCCGAAAGGTGTTGAAGAACAATGTCCAAATCTTTCGCCGTGCTGGTCGTGTTTCCCTTCTTTCTGAGAACGTGGCAAACCCAGCCGGTGTTCGCAACGAGTTGGCGCACATGGTGAGTCGCTTGATCCTCACGCAAAAGCGTGACATCGAGAAAACAGTATCATCCAAAAACGATGCACGGGACGGAACTGGGGCCGTAGCGTTCCAGACCAAAGCGTTGCAAAGTTGGTTGAACTCTGGGGGTCAGAACAAGGTGGTAAACGAAGCCCTTTCAACAGGTGGGGCCGATTGCCCGTGCAAGGTTCCTGACAATTTTCAGGTTCCAACTGGTTCTGTTTATATGGACGGGAAGTCAGCTTTCACTTCTGATAAAGCTCAGGACCTTTTGGAAAGCATCTACGGACAAACTGGCGTTGTTCGTGATTACGATTTGATTTGCGATCCGCAGGTCAAACGTGCCTTCACGGGCTTTGCTGAAGTTTCTGTTACGGATGCTGACAAGCATTCAACCCGAATCCGCACCTTGAACAAGGAGCAAGCGGACCGTTCATTCGTCTCGACTATCGATATTTTCACCGGAGATTTTGGCACGTTGCGTTTGCACGTTTCCAACTTCCTTGAGAAGAAGGACATCGTCACCAATAGTGAAGCGAAAGACAACAGCGGAGGTTGCGGAATGATTCTTCCGATGGACATGTTGGAGTTAAAATACAACATGACCACCAACGTCAAGCCGATGACAAACAACGGCGGCGGCGAAGGTCGAATCATTACCACCATTGCCGGTCTGGCTCATAAGAATCCTCTTTCGAGCGGGTCGATCAACTTCACGGACGGCACAGATTAATGGTGTTTGAAAAGGACGTTGCTGAGTCCTTGTTTAACAGCGATCCCGATTTAGCATCGGACGTTGTCAAGGAGTTGAAAACTGGCTGGAGAATGCAGGCAGTTCAAGCGGAGATTAATACCCGTGAGAAACTCCAAGAAGCAAAGATCAAGCATGAGTCCAAGCATATCGACGGGGTGGGTGTTCACCGGTTAAGGGTGGACCCCACCTCGTATCATTATTGGGGCCAAAGACTCGGTTACGAGTGCTGGTCTAACGAGCAATTCATCAAGGAGTATGGAAGGGACAATCCTTCCGCATCCGTTATCTGTAAACCGGCAAAGCCAAAGTTTGGGTACGGCAAAAAATACTCCAAGACATATAGCCTGTGATCCAGTTATCCTTTGCCAATGTGGTTAGTGGTGTAGCGCAACTTGCCGGTCTTGACCGTGATGCGTTGCCAAACCACTTCTTCAAGGCAGTACGGGACTTGGCAGATCACAGGTTGGGTATGGCATGGGACTCTGAGTATTGGCCTGAGTTGATCCGCATAGCGGAAGCAACGGTCAGCAAGACAAACAATGTTGCCCCTTATTTTTCCAATTTGCCCGACACCTACGGGGAGGTGTTGGATGTTTATGACAAGGACCCCGAAGCAACCACGCAGACAGCACCAGTAGCTTGGAAGTACGGACATGATGGAACCAACAGAAGGATCATTTTACGGAGTAGCACTACTCCTGTTTACGTTGAGTATCGTTTATCTAAACCGTCACTTACGCAAGACTCGACGGGAGACATTGATTCGCAAACGGATATCCCGAAGATATTTCAAGGCTACCTTATCCGGTCGGTCTTTGCCGACTACCTTAAAGCAAACGGACAGGTGGAGCAGGCAATGATCGAGGATGCGAATGCAGAATCACTTTTACAACTTGAAGCCGACAAGGTTTATCGGCAAGCCGGTCAAATCAGGTCGGTGAACATGTTTACTTATTAAAAACTTATGAACGTACAACAAGCAAAGGCATCTTCGGTTGAAATTACAACAAGTGAAGACGTAGGGGCGAACGACAGAAGAAAGAAACTCTTAATTGAGGCGCAGGGCGGTGTCGTTTACTTGAAGTTTTCATCTGCGGCACAGGACTCTAACGCACCGGCTAGTGACGACTATCATCTTAAACTTGCTGATGGGGCGCATTTCCTTTTGGAAGATTATGCCGGTCCTTGCAGGGCACAGTCTGGGGCATCTTTGAACTATACAGAGTTCTTTTGATTTACTTGCGGGAGGCAACTTATAACTATGGACATAGAAAAAGCGAAGCAGGCGTTAGATACGCTATACATTGCGGCAGGTCAGGCAAGCCTTTCCCGACCGCAACATGAGGCAGTTACCTCCGCAGCCAAGGATTTGCTGGAGCAGATCGAAGGTTGCGCCAAAGGCGAGGGGACAACTCCGGTGGATGTCATCCCCCCGAAGAAGGGCAAATGAAATGGGACTTGGAATTGATCAAGGTTGTGGGTGCAACCGGACTAGGGACCGGCAATGTCCTGTTGGATATAGATGTGATCCTCAAGGTGTTGATCAGTTCCGTTTCGTTGATGTACGTTGTGAAAAAAACGTATGACCTTTATAGGAAAGAGAAATAATTATGCTAAAAGGTAAAAAGAGTTATTTAACGGCAGGGGCAGCGATCTTGACGGCACTAGGATTATATGCCGGTGGGGAAGCTGATCTCACGGTCACAATTCAAAGTTGCTTCACCGCCCTGATGGTCATCTTCCTGAGAAAAGGAGTTGCTTCATCGGCTGAAGAAAACACTTCAGGCTGAAAATGGGGCTAGGCTGGTTGTTAGCTTTGCTACGAGCCGTTCCCTCGTTGGAACGGCTTTTTTTACATATAGGCGAAGAATTAAAAGCCCGACATGCAGGCAAGAAATATGAGGAGGAACTGGATGACATTGACGCTGCCATTGCTAATGCTCGCAGCGGGGTGCAGGACGACAGAGTACGGGGATTTGAATGGAGTCTCGACCCTGACCGCTCACCCCCAATTTCCGAGGGCAGCACAACAGGCACCGGAGTTCACTCGATCAGCATTGAGGGAGGTAGCTCGATTGAACCGGATAATAAGAAGTAAATAATGCCTATACCTGATCCATTATCTGACGGTGACGCTGCCTTCTTGGGGGTTAACATGAACTTGGAACCTTCGGTGGTCCCGCAGGGTCATGTTGCACTTGCCAACAATGTTCGATTTGAAAAAGGCAAAATCAAGACCCGCTCCGGTACCAAGTGCATGGATTGGTCGGGCATTGAGGCATATGAGAACAAGACGTATGCGGCAGATGCCAAGGTTTTGTTTTCGGGTAAGAAGGGCGGCAGCATAGGGGTCGTCACCGTCAACAACTCTTCGGGCTATGCTGTTAACAATGGCATAACTATTGCGGTTGATGCAATTGGGGGGGCGGTGGGTTCAGGGGATTTTATATCTTTCGCTAATGGTGGGCTTTTTACGCTAACGTCTCCTGCCGATTCAGGGGCAACATCTCTTTCAGGTAACCTTACGAGGGTTGCCCTAGTTGACAATGAGGAAGGGATCAGTCTGGCTTCAAGTAATGTAGCCAATGCAGTATCCGATTCCAACTTCGCTGACCAGACCACGTTAAGCACTAGCACGACACCTTGGGAGTTGGACAACGACCAGACACCAGCCAACACGGACGGTGCGTGGACCATAGTTAACAACGCTGCGAAGATAGCCGAGCCATCAGGGTCCGTGACCAATTTGGTTCAGGATGTGTCTGCATCTACTGACACTCAGTACGGGGTGAATATAGACATCAAGTCCATGATCCCTGCCGTCACCATAAAGGGGACCACCACCAACGGGATCACAACCGGCTACGGTATGTCGGTCAAGGTTGTCAAGGAAGGCACCTCGGCAGTTGGAACATTTACGACAGCAAGCGATCCTGCATTTGAGGTCGAGGCATTAACAAGCGACCTTCCAAGTGGTGCTGTGTTGGTTTGGTTTGACGGCACCGTCATCGATGCAAAGCTGGAGTTATCGGCAGCCGCATCGGTTGGTGACACCAAGTTGGCAGGGACGTTGAGCGTTGGTGAAGCACCAGAAGGTGAGACGGGTTACCAAGAGCAGACGCTTACAGTTGAGACTTTACACGAAACTCATAATGACCCTAGTGGCAATGCCATCATAGCAGGGAAGGCTTTATACTTTGATAACCGTGCGTCCTTTATCACAACTGACAACACGGGGTCTGGTCAGAATACAATCAAGGGGACAGTTCACAACAACAAGCTGGACATCGAAACAAAGGGGTATGGTGAGTTAAAGATATTTATAGGCAACACCGGCTACGGTAATCCGATTAGGATTACTGACGGGCCTTTCCCGAAGACCATTAGCCAGATAATCACATCAGATGGAAACGATTACTCAAAGATAAAGATACAAGCCAACGAGCATTGGGCCGGTGAGATAGATAGCGTCACCCTGACCGAGCCTGCATCGGTTGTCCTGACATCGACAACGGGACCGGCATCGAATGTGGACACAGGTCCGGTGTTTAAGCGAATCAATTTGGACACCGGCACAATCCACCCTCCCCTTTTAGCTGGAGTCATAAACAAGGACGGCAACGACAACCCCTATTGGGAGGAGGTCACAGGGCACAAAATTTACGGTCTAGGAACGATTTATGGGGTTGGGACGTTTAATGACCCTAGCGGTAACGAAACTGTCCTTGTAGGCACCTCTACGGGCCTTTATGGGGCATCCGAGAACAGTTCTTTCACCCTGATTCCCATGCCGACCGGTGAGGTCTTTGCCGAGCCGGTTGAGTTTGTTCAGGCATTCCATGAAGTGATAGCGTTTAGGGGGTTTAACAAGCGTCCGTTGATCCTCCGAAACATGGTAACAGGGTTGGAATATGTGGAGCAGAAGGAATCCGACACCGACCTTGACGAGAACGAGTTGGACGGGACGCAGGCTATCCCGAATGCGAAGACGGGAACCTTCTATCAAAACCGTATGTTGATCCCTGTTTCATCAGGTGACGAGGTTATAGTTTCAGACTTCCTTAACCCGACGAGGTACATGGAAATCCTCTCCGAATTTCGGATCAATGTCGGGACTTCCGATTCCCTTGTGGGTTTAAAGGTTGCCGATGAAACCACCGGCACGATCTTGGCCTTTAAGGAGCATTCTATTTACAGACTGTCCAATGTGTACGGAGCGTTAGAGAGTGTCGTGTTAGACACCATTACGCTTGATTACGGTGCCATCAACCCGAAGGTGATTACATCGATAGGCAAGGACGTTTGGTTCCTGTCGGACAAGAGAGGTGTGGGTAGCTTGGGGTTGGCAGACAATGGGAAATTGACCGGAGCGGACCTGCCTGTTTCGGAGGCAGTCAAGACGGTCACCGATTCGATTAATTGGGAGGCTGCGAAAGATGTAGCCTGCGCCGTTTATAACAACTCGCACTACTACCTCGCCATCCCGACAGAGGGGTCGACCTCGGTGAACAAAATATTGGTGTATTCGTTCATCAACCAATCTTGGCAGGGATATGACACTAGCACACTCATCACCGGCATGAAGGGATTTGTGGAGTTGACCTATGACGGTGCGAAGAGGGTCTTTCTTATAGACAAGAACGGGTTCTTCCATATGTACGATGACGACAAGTATGGGAGCGACACCGACGATGTTCCGAATGACTCAACAGGTGTCGTGACAAAAACGGCGATATCAACCGAGGTGCTTTCTAGGGGTTACATTGCAGGTGACATTTCTTTCAAGAAATGGCGAACTGCAAGGATGCAGACCAAGACGCAGGACCCGACCTTTACCATTGATGCAGAATTTGAGGGGGTAAATGAATCAGTCAATCTGGTTACCAATAAAACTTATGATCGTACCAAGTATGATCGTCCTTATGACGCTTCCGATTTTACTGTCACCGATGCTACTGGTTTTTTTAAGGCTTATAGGCAGGACTACCATATCGAAGCTAATGATTTTTCAACCGCACTTACAAATGCCCCCGCATCGGGTGCGATCTTCGATCCTGACCTGATGGCAGACCATGAATGCAGGTATGCGTTCAGGGGTGAGGGGCGTTACATGCAGTTGAGAATCAAGAATACCACAGGCAAGCAGGAGATCACCGCATTGAGTGTTGGTGCCATCCCAAGCGAAACTTTAACCTATACGAAACAATGAGTTTAAATGTAGTTGTAAAACCTAATGCCGACTTTTCTAGCGGCAACATAACACGGGCACTTATGAATCAGGCAGCGAAGCCCACCGTGGCAGTTGCCGGTTCTATAGGCACCGAGGAAATTGAGGCGTTGTCTATCACCGGAGCAAAGATAGCCGATAGTAGCGTTGATGGAGGTAAGTTAACCGACGACTCGGTTTCACCTAAAAAAATCCAAAACCTTGGCAGGGGGTTTGTTCTGGCTGGTGAGGCTAAATCCGAAGACGACAACATCGATGGGGGCGACACAGTCAAGCTAAAGCTGCCAGAGAATGGATTTCTTGTCGGTGACGGCAACGATGTGAAGGCGATGGTATTCGACAACTCGTCGAGTGGTGCCATTAGCATGAGTCAGTACACCGACTCTTCCACCGGAGACACCTCGTTCAAGTATGATTTAAGGAACCTTGGGGTGAGGTCGGCGCACATCGGTTCACGGGCAATAAATCTGGATAAGTTTAGCCCTAATGGCGGGACTGCCGTAAAGGAAAAAACCCATAGTGCTATTCCTTCATATGACGGGGGCAATACCCCTGATGGGGCTAACTATGGATTGGCAGCCCTTATTGTTGCCGGTGGTGCTGGTACGGTTTTAAAAAGCAACGGCAAGGAGCAGGCTTTGACGTTTGGTAGCGTGGTTCAGTATTCATCCACCGCAACAAATACACTTGATGATGCTGCGGGAAGGATTGTTGAATTCACTCATGGCTTAAAGGACGCAGACGACAACGATGTAACCCCAAGTTTGGTTAGAGGGGTTTTGGTCTGCCAAACAGGAGGTAACAATGGATACGCTGCGGGTGATGAGGTGGATTTTTCATCTATTCTTAACCGACACGATGACGTTTATCATGCTTGTTTTTCAGCAAGCACCACCAAGATTAAGGCAATAGTTGAAGGTGATGGTAGTAACGTTAACATCTTAATGGTCCCAAAGGGCGGGGGGGAGAAAGTGGCCGTGGATGATACTAAATGGAAGATTAAAGTCTACGCAGCCTATTGATGATCACCAAGAAGGACATAAGCAAGGGTGCGATCAGTAACACTCACATATCCAAGAGTGCCGAGATCGATCCTGCGAAGCTGAAGGGCGACAAGGTAGGCTCGATCCTGATTGCCGACCGTGACGGCAAGTATGTTCCGAGAAAGATTCGTGGTGACGCTACCCTGCTCCCCAACGGGGAGTTCAGGGTAGCGTCCACGGCACCGGCAGGGGTGGTGACCGAGGAGGAGGTCAGGGGTGCCGGTGGTTTAATTGGAAAGGACATCAAGCACGGCAACACCTTGGTGGGTGAACGTGACGGCACCCCGAAGGAGGTCAGCGTTGGCACAGGTTCAAACGCAATCCCACAAAGGGATTCTAGCGGCAACCTAAAAGCTGAAACAGCGGATAGCGCAACCACAGCAACCAATGCCGACAAGCTGGACAACCAAGAGGGTAGTTATTATACGGACGTTGCCAACCACACCTACCCTGCGGCGACAACCACAACTGTTGACAGCAACGAAACGACCACAACCAAGAGGGTGCATGAGGTTGTGGAATTCGTGCCTAGCAGCAACTATGGCACATCGAACTACCCCATT